TATAATAAAATAATTGCTAATCCACCATTCAGTAAAAATCAAGATATAAATCATGTGTATGAAATGTATGATAAACTTAATCGTGGAGGTAGAATCGTTTCAATAATGTCAAATCATTGGAGATATTCAACAAAAAAATCAGAACTTGAATTTAAAGAATTTTTAGCTGAATTAGATGCTGAAATAATTGAAATTGAGGCAGGTGAGTTTAAAGACAGTGGGACTAATATTTCAGCAAATATTGTTATCATTAATAAACCATTATAACATGAAATACAAATATAAAACAACAGTATATGAATATGCAAATACAGATAATAAAGTAGAGCATATATTCGTTGAAAAGATGGATAATTCAAATGTAGGATATGATATTACAGTTAAATTGTTTGAAAACTATAATGAAACAAGTACTGAATTTAATCATATTGTTGAAAAATATTATGATTAATATTTGGTAGTTTAAAATATTTGTTATATGTTTGCATCATAATTATAATAGTAATAACAGTTTTAAATTGTAAAAATATGAAAATAACATTTAATAGTGATAAACTAGAAGTATTATCAGTAAAAGGATTAATTTACTTTTTTGAAATATTGCATGAGAATAATATAACAAAAATTGATAATGTTATAAAAGTATTTATTCAAGAAGTAGATAAATTAAACGAAATAACAAAAATACTCATAAATGTAGATAATGTTTTTTATCTTTATTCTGTAAAGAATGCTAAGAATTATACATGTACAAGTTCAGCAGGAATTGCTAAAATTGATAAAACAATCGTTCAGTTTTTCATGCAAAATAACTGATTAATAATATATATAAAAACATTTGCATACTATCATATTTTTATCTATATACTAATTATGAACAATTAAACTACTTATATAAGACAAAGTGAATAATGCAATAGTGATATTGCTTGCTTTGTTGCAATTTTTTGAATAGCATAATATCTAAAAAAGAGGTGCCATGTGAAAACGCATCTCTTTTTCTTTTTATACTACTTATATATAACAAATCAAATTAGTGAATATTTTCACACCTGTTTTTCACATGACAGTTTACTTGATTTGCAAATTAGATATAATGCAACAACAAGAATTGGTTATACACCAAATTCCGTTAGGATTAAAAGCTGAAATAGATTCAGTACACTTATTACTAACTAAAAAAGAAAAGAATACCACAATCAAGCTGTATATCCTTTACAGCATTGCTGAATTAATCAATAGTTATAATGATTACCAAGAACACGCTAACTTTCTAAGTGGTGTTGAAATTCCAATATCAAGGTTTAAATCAAATCTAAATATTAGTTCTACTACATTCAACCTCCACATTTTATTTTTAATAACAAATCAAATTGTTTGGAGAAGTAAATTATCATATTCAACTACCAATGCAGTAACTTCAACAGGTTCATTTTATAATGACACCTACAGGTATGATATACATTCAGATATACCATTTAATACTTGTAAAAAGTTCATTTACACTATTGACAAAGAAATACATACACCAGCATTTGCTCAACCAACTAAATATGATTTAGAATTAAATAATTTAATTACCGTATTGAATGGAGTAAAAATTGATTTTGATGCTGCATTAGATGATGTATTTTTAGATTCAACCAGAAATAATATAGCAACTAGACATGCGGCAACTGCAATATATAATATTGCAATTCAGCAATTTATGATTACCAGAGGTAAAAAAGTAAATAGAGTATATTCAAATATTACGGCGTTGCCATCATCCGTCCACAAATACATATATTTAGATAATAAACATGTTTCAGAAGTTGATGCTGTTTCCTCACAATTAACTCTAATGAGTTATCTGACCAGAAAACAGTCTTTAAATTCTGATTTTCATTCTATCATTGATGATGGCATAATATATAAGTATATAATTCAGAAACTCAAAGAACAATTAAATTTTGAAATATTAAATGACAATATTAAACCAAAGAAAGACTTTGAAATTAATGAAGGATTATATTATAGAAATACATTATATAAGATTAACAAATTACCATTCAGAAGAAGGAAAGCTGGAGTGTTACAATACATCGACTCAAATAATAAATGGAACTATATTCATAGAAATAAAATTACTAAGAAAATAATTAAGCCATTAGTGTTTGCTGCAATATTTTCTGGATTTGATAATAACAATGCAATATCTAAAATATTTCATTCTGAATTTAATAGTGTAATTAATGTGTTTTATGATACTGTTGGAATTACAGAATATGACATGAAGAATAAATTAGTAGGAAGTGTAGCTGCAACTTTCTTGCAGAACTTGGAAGCAAAAATTTGGATAGGAGCTGCAAGTGAATTAATAAGTAAAGGAATTCCCGTTTTAACTAAACACGATTCAATGTTATTTAATTTAAAATATAAGATTACAGTTAATGATATATTAGTTAAACATTATAAGTTGAACGGAATTAATATTAAATCAACTCAGTTAGGGTTGACGGAGAATTCAAATGAAATTGAATTTACACCGTCTCCCATTGAAGTAGTAGAATTAGATATAAATAAAAGGTTAACTAAATTACATGGAGTAAAATATAAGTTTAAGAATAAAATAACTAATGAAATAATTGAAGTTACATTAAATGAGTTCAAAATAAATTATTGTATTTCTAGTAGTAGTGTAAGTAGATTATTAAAAGGTAAGCTTAAATCAATTAAAGGATGGTATTTATTAGATTATTATTTATTAAATTAATGATTGTAATATATATAATTAATTCAATTAACTATACACACTAATTTATTAAAAGTACAAAAATATGAATACAGGAATAATATACATTGCAACAAATATAGTAAATAATAAAGTTTACATTGGTCAAACACATACAAAACTAATATCCCGGCAAAAACAACACATATATTCAGCTAACCGAAAATTAGATACTATGTATTTTCATAAGGCAATAAGAAAATACGGAAAAGATAACTTTAAGTTTGAAATTTTAGTTGATTGTCCTATCTCCGATTTAGATATTCAAGAAATATATTGGATTAAATAATATGAGTCTTTTGGTAAAAACGGATATAATCTATCGCTTGGTGGAAAAAGTTCACGGGGTCATATATCCCCAAAACGTGATTTAACTAAGTACACTTATTATCATGTAGATGGCAGAATAGAACATGATATAACTATGGTTGATATGGCTGAAAAATATAATATATTAGTTGCTGGGTTTAATCAAATAAAATGTGGATGTGCAATTGAATATTTTAAGTGGAGAGTAACCAAAGAACGAAATAGCCAATTTATTAAGCCAAGATACAGATTCAAAAATAAAGTTACAAATGAAGAAATTTATGTAACAATTCCTGAATTTATATTAGAATATAACGCAAACAGAAGCAATTTAAGTAAAGTATTCAACGGAAAATTAAAATCAATTAATAAATGGTATTTAATAAAATAAATTTGCATATTAACAAATTTTTATGTATATTTCAAATTAAAAACAAAAAACATGAAAACAATTCCAAATCACAATGAATTAAAACAATTTATCGTAACCAGAGATTATAAAACCAAGACACTCAAAGTGTATGATAAAGAAACTTGGTATATTCAAAACTTGCTAAATGATTTTGACCAAGATTTTGATAATTATGATGCAGCATTACAATATTGCGCAAGTATTAACTTTAGAACAAAAACAACATGATAGACAATTCCCCCACAGATGATAAATTAAAACAATTTATTGTAGGGCAAGATTACAAATACAATGAACTCCAAGTACATGAAAAAGAAATATGGTTAGAGCATAGCCAGTGGTTAAATACATTCATACAAGATTTTGATACAAACCAACAAGCGATTGCATATTGCAATGACAAAAAATAATAAAAAACAATAAATTATGACCAGACCAGAATTTTTAGATTACCTTGACACAACCTATTCCCCAACTGAATTAGTATTTATTCAGAGTAATATATATTTGAATCCTGACCATGTCGGATATTGGCAAATGTATAAGATGGGACAATATGATGAGTGTGTAACTTATTTATCCGAACATACTCATTTACTTAATATTGAAAATACTCCAGATAAATTCAAAGATGTTATAGATGCCCAAATAGAAGCAAGTAAGCATCGTGCAGAAAATCCAGAGGAGTATGTTGAAGTGAATATGGAGACAGGTAAAGTGACACGTCGGGGGACTAACATGACCCCAAAGAAAAAGAAACGTAAGAAACGAAAAAGATAAACTATTTATGTTAAACTTTAATAGTATGACAGCAAATGATAAGAATGCATTAGATTATATCATAAAAAATGATAAAAACAATAAATTAATTGTATATGGGATTAATGCAACTGATATTAAAAAATTGATTATGGATGATGGAACTCATACTTGGTCAGTTGACAAATACAATAATACAGAAAAAGCACTTGATAAGTTAATAAGTAAACTTTCAGAAAGTAAAACTAAACAACTAATCCGTCAAATAATAGTTGAAATTAAAAATGATGAGTATGATAGCATAGATATAGAAAAAGGCACGTTAAACGGTGTAACTAGCTTTATTAGCAAACAATTAAATGATATGTCTGAAAATGGATTGATAAAAAATGCAATTAGACAAAGTGTAAAGTATAAATACTATAAATCTATATTTGATATTTACTGGAAGGATTTTCAAGCAATAAATAAAAAAGCTAGTAAATTAAGTAAAGGTAAAGTTCGATTATCAATGGGTGATAGAATTACCCAAAAGAAAAAGATTGAAAAATTAGTAACCCCAAATATAACAAAGATAATTAATAATATAAAATCAAATGAGCCATCTTAAATGTAGTATTTGTATTATAATGCAATTATTTTAAAAATAATTGCATTTTTATTTTGCTTATAAATTTATTAGTTGTATATTTGCAGAGTAATTAAGTTAATAATTAAAACAAATAGAAAATATGACTGTAAATGAATTAAATAAATACAAAATTTGTAATCCAACTTCCGCAGCAGACATCACCACACTCCCATATGCAAATACATTATTAGAATTTAATAATATATTGTATGTTACAAGTTATGGCCATAGAATGTCAGATGAGGAAAAAGAATCATTATCTAATCATTTTTCAGATGAAGAATTAAACTTTAAATTCTTAGTTCACATTCGCCCACTTGTATTACTAACAAGAAAAAATGATATTTACACATCATATACTCAATTTTCATTACAGCCCATATTTCACATCACTAGATAAAGATTCATTACATGAAAATACAGTAAACATGAATGAAATTGAATTACGTGATTATATTTCATTACCACTTAATAGTAACATTCTAAAACAAGCTACTCAATATGTATTTAATTATCTTACTGAAATTGGTGATAATGCTGCATTAGATTTCAACTTGAATTTTATGAAAGTTGGATACAAGCAGAAGGCAGGTAAACAGGAACTATTATTAAAATATTTATAATACTGAAATATTAACTTTCTATCCTAAAGAAGTCCTGATTATTAAATATCTTAACTGTTTCATCTGAAAATACAGATTTAATTGCAATTCGATAAATCCTATCTATATTAAAATTAGACATATCCAACCAGAAATAATTACCATCTGAATTACAACTTATCTTTGTATAATCTCCATAATCAATTACAACCTCATTTGTATTTTCATCTATGATACTATAATAAGATGTTTCAGGTAAGTATAAATTTTGATTAAGTGGGTGATTATTATAATTGAATGTTGCCTGTGTATATTTATTCCTAGCTCCAAGTTCTATTTTAACTGTTGAATTACGAGTATAATTCATATTAAGATTCTTATAATAAATAATAGTCTTAATATCACCGCTAAGGGCATTTAAAGAGCCTGTAATGAACGAACTATCATCCCATGTAGCAATTAGCTGTGGGGAATAGATAGTGCTTGAATCAGCACTAAAATACTGAAAATTTGAATTTATATCTAAGTCCTGTTCCTTATCCAATTTAACAATAAACCCAAAGTTATCAATTGTACCAGAAATCCATTGTCCAACAATATCATTAACATTGAAATACAGGTCAGAATTATCAGTTAATGGATTATATTCTAAGCTTTGACTTGCAACATAATTCGAGTTCCAACTTCCTCCACCAGAATTAATGTGAGATTGAGTTACAAAGTTACTTCCAGAGTCTATCCAAATTGTATTTCCGGTATTACTCCAACATACTCCATCAGTTGTGATTGGGTCATCATTGAATTTTCCAGTACCCTGAACCCAATCTTGACTCAATGGATAAACTTTAAAATCTGTATTAAGTTTTATTTCATGTAATTCATCACTAAATAATTGTAATTTATAATTAGCAGTAGTTCCTGAAGGAATCAGGTTAAGGAGATTCTGATGGTTGAAATTAATTAAAAATCTTGAATTAGCATTAAGTAATATATTATATTTAAGTTCTAATATAGAATCTAAACTAGTGTTTTGTAAGTAATAAGATTCATATATTGTTGTATCTTTATTAGATAATAATCTTGTAATCATAATATTAATATAAGTTATTATTTTATTTATAAATAGATTATTATTTTTCTTATATTATTATGATATTAATTGAACTTTGCAACTTTTTTATGTTATCTTTACATTAAGTAACTATTAAATTTATGTTAACTGATGTTATTGCGTTTGGTAATTCGTTTATTATTGTTATCTTTGTATTTGAATAAAGTATTAATAATTTAAAAAATAAAAATGAATAAAATAATTACAGTAGAATTTGATAATGAAGATGAAAGCATGACTTCTTTAGATTTAAGGTATAATGAATTGACTATTTTGCCAAGCAAAATAGTAAAGCTTACTAATTTGACTGAATTAGATTTGGGAAGCAATAAATTAACAACTTTGCCCAGTGAAATTGGAAATCTTACAAATTTGAATGGGTTATATTTGAGATATAATCAATTAACTACTTTGCCCAAAGAAATAGGAAATTTGAATAATTTGACTGATTTATATTTGATATTTAATCAATTAACCACTTTACCAAGTGAAATAGGAAAACTTACCAATTTGACTTCTTTAGATTTGGGAGTTAATGAATTAACGACTTTACCAAACGAAATAGGAAACTTGACTAATTTAACTTCTTTAGATTTGATGTCGAATAAATTAACAACTTTGCCCAAAGAAATAGGAAATCTTACAAATTTGACTAGATTATATTTAGGTGATAATAAGTTTTCAGAAGAAGAAGAAGAAAAAATAAAACAATTATTGCCAAATTGTGAAATTTATTTTTAACAGTATTTAAAAAATAAAGTATGACAAGATATAACTATTTTAATGAAATACAAAGTTTACATAATAAGCTATGTAAAATGGAACAAACAAGTGAGTTTGGCTGGAATAAAATGATACGAACAGGAAATTTATCACTTTATGATTATGGTGTTGGTTACATTGATTTATCAATATATTATATGTATGTTAATAATAATCATAGTTGCAGACTTTGGTTTGGCACAAATGATGATGGTGACTTTGGTGCAAATGTAATTTGTAAGACAGAAGCAAAGGCAAAAAAGCTGGTAAAGCTTGCTGTTGAATTTTTCCGTGATATGACTGAATTTCCATCAGATGAAGAGTTAAATATAGAGTTACAGAAAATTGGTATTTACGTTACATACGAATAAAAATCAATAAAATTATGATAAAACAAAACAGTATTAATAAGCCTGCGGATATAATCGTAAGTAACTTAAATTACAAAACGTTACAGATTTGCATAGAAGCAAATAAACCAGTATTAATTACTGGTTCAAGTAGGTCAGGTAAAACAAAGCTTGCAAAAAGCTTAAAACAATCATATCCAGATAGACCATTCTTTGCAATTCCTCTTGGCTCATCACAAGATGCACGACTTACTATAATAGGTAATACACATGCTAAAGATGGGAATACATTATTTGATGAATCTGAATTTGTTCAAGCAATTAAAACCAAAAATGCAATTATATTGTTGGAAGAGTTAACCAGGAGCCATCGTCAGGTTGAAAACTTGTTAGGTCCAGTCTTAGACCCACTCATGGGGTTTTTAAAGTTAGAAGATAAACTTAATTCACCAAAAATTGAAGTAGCTGAAAATGTTTCTTTTGTTGCAACTGCGAATGAAGGAATTGAATATTTAGGTGCAAACATTATGGATTTATCATTTAAGGAGCGATTTGTAGAAATTCAAATGGATGTATTGAATCAGGAGGAGGAGATACAAATTCAAACCATAAAATATCCAAACATAGAGTCAACAATAATAAAACAAATAGCTGAAATTGCTTATTTAACAAGGTTAGAAGTAAGTAAAAATGATTCAGTAATAAGCTATGCAATTTCAACGGGAAGAGTTGAAAATTTCTTATTCTTTATGCAATATGATGGATATACATTTAGTGAAGCATGTAAAATTATAATTTATCCAATGTATAAAGATGATGAATTAATTTTTATTAAATCAATAGTAGAAAAGTTTATTTTGTAACTTGAAATATAATTAGTATCTTTGTAAATATTTAAAAATAAATTAAAAATATGGAAGTAACAAAAATAGGAACGCCGAGTACTGAATTAGAATATTCTAATTCAAACTTAATTGGTACCGTATATTTGGATATAAGTAAATTAACATCACTTACGGATATCCATTTAGAGGACAACCAAATATCAACAATAATAATTGATAAAAATAATTCAGTTGAATTTATTGATTTGTCTGAAAATGAGTTAATAGAGGTAGAAACAATAGACAATATTAAAAATATTGAATATTTGGATTTATCTTATAATGAGTTAAATGAATTTCCTGTAAAAATATTCAATTTGAAATATATTGCTAAGTTATATATATCTAATAATAAATTACAGACTATACCAGCTGAAATTTCAAAACTAACAAGTTTAACTCAAGTGTCATTTGAGAATAATCAATTAACAACATTGCCTAATGAAATTAGTAAAATTACAAACTTAAAATTTTTAAATTTAGCAAATAATGATATTTCAAATGAAGAACAAGAAAAAATTAAAAAATTATTACCAAATTGCACAACATATTTTTAAAATAGTTGCAACATAATTAATAATAATAATCATTTTAAAATTTATAATATGAAAATTAATAAAATAATTACAGTAGAATTTGATAATGAAGATGAAAACATGACTTATTTAGAATTGTATAAAAATCAATTAACTACTTTACCCAAAGAAATAGGAAATTTGACTAATTTGCCTTCTTTAAATTTGAGCTATAATAAATTAACAACTTTGCCCAAAGAAATAGGACAACTTACGAATTTGACTAGATTATATTTAGGTGATAATAAGTTTTCAGAAGAAGAAGAAGAAAAAATAAAACAATTATTGCCAAATTGTACAACATATTTTTAAAATAGTTGCAACATAATTAATAATAATCATTATACTTAAATTATAATAATTTTTCAAATGTAGAAATTGAAAAATTAAGAACGTTATTACTCAATTGCAATATATATGGCGACAATTAAAAAACAAGAATTATCAATCAGACACTTATTACCATCAAATTTTATATTTGATTCAAAATCATCAATTCATATTGAGTTATTGCGGTCAATAATATCTAATTTCATTCAATTGCTTACACATAAAGATATTAGACTGTTATATAACTCTAGCTATTCAACTGATAATTTAATAACAAAAGATTATATATTTTTTGAATTTAATACATCGTTAGGAATTGATAATACTATTGGGATTCATTTGTATAAAGCATGTCGTTTAATATTAACTAACTTAGACTTAATTAATGATTTTAAGCTAGATGATGAATTTATTAAATACTGTGATGTTAACCGTGATACTTCAAAATCTGAATTATATAATCAATTCAGATTTCTTTGTAATTATAAGGAATATCAGCGTAGTTTTAAATATGTTAATGATAATGCTGCTGGATATTATAAATATGCAGAAATGATAAAACAAGCATTTTCACGGAAAGTAAACAAAGCAAAGTTACAAAAATTATTTATAGTTAAAAAGTGGCAATCATTTGAATTTAATTTATTAAATGACATTACTACTGATTATGATTTAGATAAGTTCATAACGACTATTCCAGATTCAACATCTGACATTATTAAATTATGCTATGATTATTTAAAAACATTACATTATAATCATTTTGATACATATTATTTAATAAATAAAGAATTCAGAAAATTACCAGATAAACAGCAAAACAATATTAAAAACGCATTAAAAAAACAATCTGATTTTGTTATGAATATTCATGGTGAATATAAATTAACAAAATTAAAATATCGGTCTTCTCGAGCCTTAAGCAATTGTAAGATTGATGTAGCTGGTTCAACTGTAATTGATAATAACTTAGTTGATATTATCAGAATAAATCAGTTCAATAATACTATAATTGATAATAATTTATTTAATCTATTTGAGATAAATGCCGCAACAATAAAAAAGAATACTAATTCAATTTTAGCAGGAATACAGCTAGGTAAAAATATAACAAATAAGTTGAAGTTTAGGACTGTTGAATATGAACAAGTTGAAAATAGATTAAAATCTGGTCAGATAAATAAAAGATTATTACATGAATTAAGCTGGGGTAGTGAGAATGTATATCATAAAAAAATAATAACAAAGCATGAAAAACAGCATATAATATTTACAATTGATTATTCAAAATCAATGATAAATAATCACAGTAAGATGTTAACATTGTTAACAAGTCTAATATATGCCTTTAAAAAAATTAACAATTTAGATATTACCGTGTATTTACGATATACAATTTCAGATGGAAATGATATAAAACCAACACTACTGAAAATATTTGATAAGAATGATTCATTTAATAAAGTTAAAACTAAATTCAAATATTTAAAATGCTCAGGAGGAAGTCCAGAAGGAATACTCCATGCTGAATTATACAAGCAATATAAAAATCAAAATGTAAGCTTTATTAATATTTCAGATGGTAATCCATTATTCTTAAATGGTAAACTGTCATATACTGGTGAATTAAGTATTGAACACACAAAAAAATATGCAAGATTACTAATCAAAAATAGTAAAAACTTTTTAAGCTTCTTTATAGGTAATGATGATGAACACATTAAAACTTTTAATTCAATATATGGTAAGACTGGATTTATTGTTAATGATAATAATTTACTGAATATTGGGAAAATAATAAATAATTTTTTAATATGAGAATACCAAGAAAAATAAAAAAGAAAATCCCAGTAGGTCACTATTGCTATACACCAATAAAATATGATAATGAAACTCATATTTATCACATTGAACCATGTAAATATTATAAGCGAATTAAAATCAAAGATAAGCCTACAATCGAAGATTGGGAGAATGAATTTTTAGATGAAATAGTTGGTTGGTGTTCTTTGTGTAGGTGTGAAATTGATGACCAAGTTAAAAGCTGCGGTGAGAAATATTAATATTTATTTGGTAATCTAAAATATTAGTTATATATTTGCAACATGAAAAATACAAATCAAGTAGGTACAACAAAAAGGCAACATGCAATTGAACTGTTCCTTAATAATGATTTTAAAGCTGCATTAGCAATCTTTAAAACTTTTAAGATACAAGTATCAAAAGAAGAAAAACGTTGCTTAGAACTCGCATATGCAGGTCTAACAGGACAATCTGACTTCTATTCTAGTATTGGAGTTGATACTGAATTGGAATTAGAAAAAGCCAAAACAATAATTAAAAATAAATACATTAACTAATGGAACATATAGGAGTAGGTATAAAACACAACGGGGATATTGTTGGAGTGTATGACTATGATTCAGTAACCAACATGGGATTAGTTTATAGCTCATCTTCAACAGACAATTTTAGACAATGGATGCATTTTTGTAATTTTAAGCCAAACAACAATAGTCAGTGGATTCATTATGAAAATGAAAATTCAACAGAATGCGGATATCCGTTAAACGGGTCAATGTTTAACAGGCGATTAACTACAAAAGTGAAAAATGATGTTACTTGCCAACGTTGCATTGATAAAATGAAGCTTGAATATTGGTATTGTTCACATTGTAACACATTTCTTGATGATAACGAAGTAACACACGATGAAAATTGTGTGTTATGTAACAATAAAATTATATTATAAAAGAATCGGTTATAATTGATAGACTTCTTTGATTGATAGATTCATCAAAATCAGAAAACATGTTAGATAAAATAAATAGAAGAAAACAAAAAGTAATAGATTTGGAATATTCGATTTCAATATTAAGAAAAATATAAAGATGAAATATAAATCAATTGCAGAACTTTACCAGGAACAATATAATAAATCAGTTGATTGGGAAATTGCATATCCAATTTGGGATTATTTTCAAGTTGATTATAAACAATTATCAACGGTTGACTTACTTGATATTTTACATTCAACCAGAGTATCAAATATGAATAAGTTGTGGCAGAGCATAATTAATGAACCTCATTCAAAATTTAATAATATAGTTTCAGCATTGAAACGTGAACTTGCAACACGTGAACATATTGTTAAATGCAAACAAGAATCAAAGAAATTAAGACAATTTAAAGCAAGCAAGCATAATAAAAAATAAGAGTATGAAAACAAAAATAAAGGCAGATTTAAAAACTGCAATGAAAAATAAGAACAATTCAGCAAAACTAGTATTAAGAAATATTATAGCTGAAATTACGAAAGTTGAAATTAACAATATTGAAGCAACCGATGTAGTCATTATTAAAATCATTAAATCAATGATTAAGCAACAAAATAAGGCCGCAGATATGTTTAAATCTACTCGTACAGATTTATATGATAACGAAATTATAGAAATTAGAATATTAAAATCATATCTTCCAGCTCAAATTTCAATTGATGAATTAACAACAAATGTAGTAACATTATTAACAAATAATAATATTACAGATAAGAAAATGTTTGGTAGAGCTATGGGATTATGTATGAAAGAATTTTCAAGTGTTGCTGACGGAAATACAATTAAATCAATTATTACTGAATATTTAAAATAATATGAAATTTATATTATGAAGAAAACCAAACATACTAGTTTTAAGAAAAAATTAGATTGGTTTAAATCTAAATTAAGGCAGGACAAACATTTCATTGGAAATACTCAATTTTATGTTGATATGCCTTCTGATGTATTATGGGATTTTATTACTCCTGCCTTAGCACAGCTCTATAACAGATACAACCCAAATTTCAAAACTAAGTCTGTATATCAGCTACCAACTGATTATTCAATTAGTTGGTCTTTCGAGGATAGTAAATTCAATAGAACAAAGGAAATTGATGCAACCCGATTAGTATTTCGAGTATCACGTAGATTCAGTGGGAGAAATTCAACATTATATCGTTATTTTATAACATTAAATAAATCATGAAAATACTAAAACAGATTAATAATTATCAAGTTGAAATTACATTAGTTAATAATTTCACCAATAGAGAATTAACACCAACTGCAATTGATTTAATAACAAAGACAATTGAAGGTGGGAATTATACTGGCTCATTTGATATTTGGTGTGGTGAATTCCCTGATGATTTTGAAGAAAATTATACATGGGCTAAAGAAAAATATGGAGTAATATTTGAATGGAAAGTTGTAGATTATATTCAAACGTTATATCCAAATGATAAAAAGGTAAAATTGAGTTTCATTTATACTATTGAAATTAACGATTATGATTATCATAAAAAAGATGTTGTATTTAGTGATATTCCGATACTTAATAAAACCCATAAATTAGTTAAAATTGCACATGTATCACCTGAATTGATTGGGCAAACAATATAAAATGCAATTAATTTTACAATTTTTCTTGTTTTTATTTGGTAGTTAACTAATTTAGTCTTATATTTGCAGAGTAATTAAAATAATAACTAAAAATTATAAACATGCCAAAGACATTATTAGAACAATTAGCAGAGTTAAAATACATTGATAATTCAGGTAGTAAAGTAGATAACAAACGCAGATTAGCATTGGACTTTGCTTGGTTTGAAATCAATACTGAGTTTATTTCTAAAAATACTCCAGCTTACCCACTTCCAGTTGTAAAGTCATTAATATTTGCAGCAAATTCAGAACTTAAAAGATACAAAAGATACAAAAATGCCACAAATAACTAAATATCGTAAATGGTGTAAATCATGTAATGAATATGAGATACATTGGTATAAATGGGATTCAGAAAATGGAAATTCAAAATACATATGTGAAAAATGTGATACTGAATTTTCAGATATTAATTTAACTGAAATTCCTGCTGAAAAACTAAAAGAACAACGAGAAAGGTATAAGCAAAACGAAGCTGACTATATTAATAATTTATTTGCTTCACGGTTGTTTAGACCGAATGCAACCATGTTTTCACGTTTTTTCGATTCAACTGATGAAATTGGAATCAAAATTGATGAGGATGATGCAGGGCAAATTGCAATACAAACTGAAAATCGTAAAATTGCAAACGAAAAAGAAAAAATTGAACATGAAAATTATCAAGCATTAGCAGTTGAATATCAAAAATTCAAGCGACTTAATCGAAATGATAAATGTGGATGTGGAAGCAACAAAAAATATAAAAAATGTTGCTTAGGCAAATGGGCTAATTTTCACGAAAAATCTTATTAAATATAAACAAATGATAACTAGGCGAAAAAAATTAATTGAATTTGTTACTAAGTCACATGACAAACAATTAAGAAAATATACACATGAACCATATGTAAATCATGTAATCAGAGTTGCAGAATTAACATCTGTTGTTGCTGATATTTCAACCTTTGCATATGAAATTGCACTATGTCATGATTTGATAGAAGATACACATGTGACAACTACTAAATTAATTCAAACATTAGTGAAATATGAGTATGATTTAGTAGATGCATTATTTATATCTGACCACGTTATTGAGTTAACTGATTATTATACAAAGTCAAACTTTCCATTTTTGACTAGGAAATCCCGCAAAGATAAGGAGGCAATTCGATTATCATGTATTTCAGATTTAAGCCAAACAGTAAAATGTTTAGATATTTCAGATAATATTTCAGACATTGTTGAACATGATGCCAAGTTTGCAACCACATATTTACGAGAAAAGTTGAATATATTAAATAAATTTCACTGTGCAAATTGGCAAGTACATAACACTATAATTTATACTGTAAAACAGGAATTATTAAAACTTACTTAATTATGTGGACAGAAATACAAAAACAAATATTCAGCTATATTCCATATAACATTGAAATATTAGCAGAAGTAACAAATAATTTTGACGGAACATATTATACAACATTCCCGTTAAATTTTGAGAATTTTGATTGGTTCTTTTTAAGTAAATTAGAACCAGAGATTATTAGTGCGCAACTAATGCTTACTACTGATATGAAACAACCTGATTCTGACTTCATTAATTCACAAAATCATCAAATCCATAGTGATTGTACTGGACTTGACACAACTAATCTGTTAATTTATATTTCAGACTTAGAATATTACCCAAGATGTGATTATGAATTAGATTACATGGCAATTGAGCGTATTATTGACAAATACAAATCAATCAAATTTGACTTGTATGATTTAATAAAAAGTAAACATGCAATTGACATTGATACTGCAAAAACATTATTAACAAATTAAAACTCAATATTATGAAAACAACTAATGATACAAAAGATAACATAACCAAAACATGTAAAAATTGTAAGTATGTGTTACGACTTATTGCTTTAGGATTTGGGTGGAGATGTTCATTAAAAAATGAAACAATCCCCACCCCACAAATTTGTGAACTACATGAGTTCAAAGAACCAGACCAGAATTAAAGATTGTATTCAAATACAAATGGGCGACCACGCAATTTTGAATAAGCTTGTGAAATCTTATTTGGGGTTGCGTCTTTTCCAATGACTTGAATTTTACCGTTTCTATAAATTAACACGATATTATCTTTAACTTCTTTACCTGAATATACAGATGAATCTTGATTATATTTTTTAGTTAATTTTGCTAATAGCTTAAAATTAATTTTTGGAATAAATAATGATTTTTCAGCAACATCAGATAATTGGTCTTTTGGGCAATCATCATATTCTATTGTATTATCTGAACATTCTTGCCAATGTCCGTCTAATTTGAAAAACCCAAGGTCATTTGCTCGTAAATCACTTGCCAATTGTTTATTCAATTTCATGTTTGCAGATTTAGAGTTTCCGCCTCTAAATGCAGTTATAATTCCCCATGAATCAATATTTTCTTTCTTTACATGGGATAACACTCGATTCATTGATGATTCATATAGTTTTATCTCATCATTAATAATTTCTTTTATTGTCATATTGTTTTTTTATTAAAAAAGAGTAAATAATTAAATTTACTATTTTTCTATTAATGTTTAAATTTCGTTTAGCTTATCTCAATAGTTGACCCATCTGGTTCAATATTTAATTGAACTTGCATGAATTCAGCGGTTTTAGTTGGTTTAATAAATACATCCAATGCAATTACATTTCGTGCAATTACTGCGGCTGTATTATTAGTTTCATCCATCACAGCTACAAATTCATATACCCCAGCTTTTTGTTTAATATCCTCCATGTAAGGAACCAACTGGTTTAAATATGATTCACGAGTATTTCTATCATTTTGTTCAAATAATATATATCTTCCTGAACTTGAAATGAATTTCTTTAGATTAATTAATAATCGTCTTACATTAATTCTATCTAATGCACTTTCCTTTTTAGCTAATGTTTTCTGACCCCAAATAACAACTCCTTCATTTGGAAATGTCATTAGTGGATTAATTCCCCAGTTGTATAAGTCTCCAAGCTGAGTTCTATTCAATCGTTTATATGCTCTTAAAGTAGTTGTTAATTGTCCTCTATTCAATCCTGCTGGTGCAAACCATTGATACGAATTATTATCTGAATATGCTATTTGCCCAACTACTCTACAAGTTGCTGGAACCCATGTATTTCTATTCATATTTTGGTCGAATATTTCAACCCATGGATAATAATCACTTGCATATGTTGTATCCAACGATGCAATTGTACTTTTTGCTGTTGCAATACTATCAGTTAATGCAGATGAATCAATTGGATAAAATACATCACCTCTTGCTTCTATCATATCTAAGAAACGCTGCATTAAAGCTGGATGATATTTATAAATTAATCCTGGAGTTGAAAGCATATTGATATTATAAAAATCAGCATTTGCTAATATTGAATTTGCTCTATCATACGCCTCAAAGTCAGATGTAGTTGATGCACTAACATCAAATCCCATTGTATTTGTTGCTGAAATATCATTTCCTGTTGATTTTTGAATTGCAGGGTCACTACCATCGAATCCACCTTGAAATGGTAAAATGAATTTTCTTGCATTTGTATTATCAGCATCTATAATTGATACTCCTGGGTCATCACTTGAACCACTATTAACACTGTAATCACTAAGGTTAAAATCTACATTTAATCCAACACCAGATGTTGCTTCAATTGGTTGTAAATATGATTCATTATCAGTCGTTGTAAAATTGAAGTCATATCCATAATAAATTTTATTATTATATTCACTATTATAAACTTGGTCTGTAACAATTGATACTGCTGGATATGTTGTTCCTGTATTAGGTTTAAATGGTTGTTGAACAGCTCTAAATCCAAAAGGAATAAGTTCTGCTGCAATAGCACCATTTGTAACATCTGGGTTCATTTCAATATAAATATATTTTGAAATATTAGGATAATCTCCGTTATATTGAATATCACCATCAGAATAAGTTGGATACTTATCACCAATTGCCTTAGCAATAAAGTTAGGACTTGTTGGGTCTAATGTAATTCCAACAAATGTATCTAATATTATTTGAACTCTATCATTGTCATCATACTCACGAACTGTAAGAGTAAATGTTCCATATTCTGTATTTGGTACCTCATCACCATATACGACATCTGATATTGCTATTTTAATATATTTATTTGTGTTTGTACCATCTGAAATAGTATGACACTTAAATAAATTAGTTGCAATTCCACTTTTCTTTTGTGATGTAATCCAAGGAGTTATTGCTTCTGAATACTCAATTGAATCAAAACTTACATCTGTAAATTCTAATGAAACAACACTACCACTGTCAGTAGTATATAACGAATCCATTGAATTTGAAAATAATGCATAATCATATGCTACCTCACTTGTATTTGGGGTTGTTGAAACTTGCTTACCTAAGAAAGTAGAATCAGTACTTACAACCGATGCAGAAAACGAATTTTCTAAGTTTGTAAATGAACCACTCAATGTTAAAATAAAATCCGTTGCAGATGTAAAATCAATACTTGACCCACCTAATTCCTCAGCACCATTTAATGCCGTTGCAGTTGCTGACCTGCAAAATGAACTAATGATTTGTTTGCCATATGAACCACTCATTACTACATGAGCTACATTATTATGTGTATATCCCCCAGTACTTAATACTCGTATAATTGTTGCACTATCTGAATTTTCTAAATAAGATTGAATTGCATATGGCATATAAGAATTACCATCACTATCTCCAAATTTAGTTATATATTCTTGGTAGCTTGTTACAACTATTGCTTCAAATGCTGGTCCTCTTGGTGTAGGTCCAACAAATGCAGCATTTTCAACACCAGTACCTGTTGGTATGAATGAGTTGTTATTTTCTTGAATAAAAACTCCTGGATTTGTTAAATTTGTTATTGCCATTGTTTAAATATTTTTATTTTATAAACTACATTTTTATATAAGTAGTTTTGCATAATTGAAAAAATAAATAATAACTATTTATATGTTATGATAAAATAAAGGTTTGTGTTTGTGGGTTTATAAACCCATTTCCATATTTTTCAACTAATCTAGTATGAAATTTATTACTTGTATTATCAATTGCATTAAATTCAGCATCAACACTAGATTCTTCCTTATCAAGGAATTTACGCTTTAATTTAATATCCCCATATCTTATTGTTACTTCATCAAATTGTGATGTTATAATTGATAATTCTTTTAATTCTTCTGTTGTTAATTGTTTTTCGTTATTCATAATTTTAATCCTACATTTGAAACTTGTTTATATATACCTAATTGTTTTTTTGAATTTGATTGTATTTGTTTTTGTATTGTTTCTGGTATTAAATGACTTTTTACGGTCATTGAAAACGTACTACTTATTAATCTATCTTGTCCAACAGATAATTCACTTGAATCACTTAATCCAGATATTACCGTATAGCACTTAAATTCATTTTGTTTACCCCAATAGCTACTTTCAGCATATATTAATGCTTCCTTTATAGTATTCATATGTTCTGCATATTGAGTCCAAATAACCGCATCATAAATTAATGTTACATAATCTGGAATTACTACCTGGTATATATCAGGAATATCCGTTTGACCATATAACTTAGTTTGTAATGTATAATTATTTTTATTAGAATATTGTCTAATATAATTTTTATGTATTACTGATTTGTTAGCATCAATGTTTCTTAATTTATCCCTATCAATTTCTTCATTAGTACGTTTAAACATTATTAATGGAAATTGAGCTTTCCCGTTTTTATCTCTGTAAAACCTGTCTTTTTGAATTGACTTCCAACGCTCAGGAGTTCCATAAATAATTGGAACTTTAATCATTTCATTATTCATTGTAATATTTGGAATAATGGTTTGTTCAAGATGTTGAAGGATACTCGTATCAATATCCTTTAATACTCGACTAAATGATTGAATTGGTGTATCAATTTTTATTTGTTTTGCTCTATTCTTTTTCATTATATAATAAAAATTTATTAACTTTGCAACTTTTGTGCATAATATAAATCAGATATGATTTTGAGTTTTAAAAAATTAAATATATTCTTTTTCATGTAATAATGTTCGTATTGATTGTACATTTGCGGATTGCTTTATTCTGACTAATTTATACCCGTGCTTAAATGCTAATCTATCTTTATATCTATCATTCTTAAAATTTTTAATTTGCATTTTATTGATACATTCCATCAATGTATCCTTATGATAATAATCACCATCAAATTCTAGTAATATATTATATTCAGGTAAATACGCATCATAAAATTTTGTTGTGCTTGGTATTTGAAATTCAGTAATAAATATTAAGTTATCATTACTCATAATTGAATACATACCTCGTTCAAAATTATTTGGTTTTTGTCTTTTTCGTTGTTTTTTTGTATTATTGTATTTGAAATAACTTTTTAAATTTTTTACTCGTTTTTTGGTTCCCATATTCAATAATAATTATTTTTAAGTTTAATGTTCTTCCCGTGAAATATTATATCTACCAGATGTTAAATCTGAATGTAATAATTGAGATTCATGTGCCTCAAAACTTATTTTTATATTCCAACCAAAACTATCATCATAATTTTTATTTGTTTCTTGATTTCGTTGCATAAAATATTTATTATCTATTATTGTATCTAATTCCCATATTCGATTATCCCAATTGATATAATCACCAATTTCAATCTTTAAATCAATATCAACCAAATCATCACGTAAGAAATAAAATCGAACTATACGATTCTTATCAACTCCATATTCATTATCAGTTGTATCTTGTTCATCTGTTGAAATCATGCAATTAATACGAACAGGCTCACTGTAATATTTCTGTAATGATTCACCATATATATTTGTGTCTGTTTTATTAATATTAAGTTTATATACATCAACAGATGTATCATTTATCTTATGTATCACTTCCCTATTAATTCCACGAAACATATTTATATCTCGTTTACTACCAAACATTGCCATAATACTTTTTAATTATAAATAGTTTTAAAACATTTGTTTTTTTCATTTTTTTTATTTATATAATGAGAATGAAAAGATATATAATATTAATATTGTTTACTGTTGTGATAGGTTCAATTGGATATGATTGTAGTCAGCAAATAAAACAAGAAAATCTCCGATATGAATTATCAACAATTACAATTGTAACTGATTCAACCTATTATTTATTTGATTTTAACAATGAAACAGGCGTTGGAATTAATAGTATGATTATCATGCAAGATGTTGATATTAAATTTATACCTGGAAATAAATCATATTGCACATATGGACTAAATGATACAACAATTATTAAATTGGAATTATCTAATAATTATAAAATCAAAATACAATGATGGATTTTAGTAGAGAATTTTATAAAAACAAATTACATGAATTCCATGTAATTAAACGTGAATATGACCCAAATAATGATTCTGAAATTGAATTTAATATGCACAAAACAAAATTAGTTGAAATTATATATGAACTCGATAAACAACTAAACGAAATATTAGACCCAGATGAATTAGAATCAATGTTTGAATTAATAGGAGATGCGGAGCGAATATTAGCAGGATTTAATAAAATATTATTTCCAGATAATAACATTGCACACCCACCAATATACCAATGCAATGAATTAACTCCAAATAAAATAAATTAAAATAATTAATAAAATGAAAAATGTAAGAGTGCAAGATGGCAACACAAATGATAAATTATCGTATTTGTTTAATTTTTTTCCTAGCAAGAAATATAAAACAACATGGTGTTCATTCATATTAGTACACTATGTTAAAACATATGATTTTAACTATACCGTAAATTCAGGAGTACAAATATCAAAACAAAAAAAACAAATTGTAGCAATTGTAATTATATCCGTTAATGAATACAAAACAGGGAAAATAAATCAATTAAAGAAAAAATTTAATCAAATTTTTAAAAATGAAAGTACAAATAATTAATAAATCATCAAATCCATTGCCTACGTATAAACATATAGGCGATGCAGGAATGGATGTAAGAGCAAATATTGACTACGACATATTATTACAACCAAAACAACGAGTAATAATTGATACTGGATTATATTTTAATCTACCAGATAATGTTGAAATTCAAGTTAGACCAAGAAGTGGATTAGCTGCAAGAAATGGAATTACAGTATTAAATAGCCCAGGGACATTAGACCCACCATATAATGGAATGCTGAAAATAATTGTATTAAATACATCAAATGAGTCATTCCAAATCCAGCATGGTGATAGAATTGCACAAATTGTATTTAATAAATTTGAAACTGTAACTAAGTTTAATGTTGTTGATAAATTTGAAACAACAACTAGTAGAGGTGAAGGAGGATTTGGAAGTACAGGAATAAAATAAAAACATATGATAACAATAACAAAATTAACAGATGAATTATTACTTAGGAAAGCATGTGAAAGTACTTTCTTAGGTAATTCAAAGCAAACATTATTTAAGCAATATAGAAGTGAAGAAAGTCCTGCTAGGACTCAAATGTTCTGGATTGAAATTGACCCACTTCCATTGTTTGTTTCAACTCATTTTATACGGCATCATGTAGGAACTCAACCATACGCATTAACACATAGGATTGATAGAAAAGGTGGAGAAGACGAAGGACGAAATACACCAACAAAACTAAGTTTAATGATTAATGCACAGTCATTAATTGATATGTCAAAGTTAAGACTATGTACATCTGCATCAAAAGAAACTAGAAAATTAATGCAAGATATTAAAACTGAAATTAGTAAAATTGATACTGATTTAGCTAAGTTTATGCATCCAAAATGCATTTATAGGAATGGATTATGTGAAAAGAATTGTGGATATTTTGAAAGCGGAAAAGGTGCTGATGAATTAATTGAATATAGAAATATGTTTAAATAATTAAATTAAAACTTAATATATTTACAATTATAACCATATAATAAATTATATACAATTGAATATTTAAAATATAAATTATGATAATAGAAGTAAAACAACCAACATTCGTATTAGATAAAAATAATTATAAAAATGTGTCATATAATAAAACAACAGGTATTGATTGGAAATCAATAATGGTTCAAACATATCCACATGGGTTTCCTAAATTAAAGCACGGAGAAGTTTTATATAAATATAAAAAAAATAGAGGATATATAACTAATTATATTACATATAATACAGTATTTAAAGAAGGTGACATTGAGTATGAATATACTAAACTTGGCAAAAACAATCTTGTTGGAATATATTATAGTGGCGAAGGGGATGTCGTTTTAGAAATTAATAAATTTTTAACTAATAAGTTTGGCGATGATAAATACACTGAATTTATTGATATGAATATGGATAACCCGTGGGTTAGAATTATTGTAATTGGTGAAGACAATACATTTTTATTTAGACCAATTTCTTAATTTTTAATTAATAATTTATTTATTTAGAAATGACGAATTTAATCATATTATCAACCTGAAAGATGTGAATAATAATCAATATCATTTTGTAAATGGAATATATGATAATAGCTGGTGATGAATTCAACCCATATTGAGCGCAGTTGTTTTAATTGTTAAGTTAAACATCAAATCTGACTACAAAATTAGTATCTAATTTTTTTAACTTTTTAATTGGAATACTTATTTTACCAAGTGCCAATAAGTTTGCACTATCATCATAAAGTCCAATAGTAGTTATATAAGGACTAAATACATCAGTTAGATATACTGGTGTTACTTCTTGTTCATCTGGGCTGTTTTGTATCCTTATTGTTGGATTTAGAGTATAGTTTAAATCCCCAGCAGGTGCAATGCAAATATATTCATGTTCGTATATTGTCTTTGTATTCCTGTAATTCAATTCATATGTTGATGAATCTATATCCCAATAATATGGATTAGTCAACGTGATTATTCCATGATTATAAAATATATTACCAGCATAGTAATCAAATGTATTATTTAATTCACGAGTTGCTAATTCAAGATATTCAGTTGTTGTTAATGCTCGGTTGTATATTTTAACTTTATTTATCTTTCCATCAAAATATACATTTTGAAGTCGCCCAATATAGAAATTTGCAATGTTTGTTGTTGGTTTCACACTTAAATCAGTGGACGAATCAACTAAAATACCATCAATGATTAATTCTAATGTATCATTTGACTTTTGAAATATTATATGATGATTTGACCCATCATTTAAGTCAGTTGAATCACTTACGGTTGTTGTTATTGTACCATCAAACCTACTTGCAATTATTGACCCACTATTATTCATCTGAATTTGATATGGGTACGCAAAATTCTTATATCTATCAATTGATTTAATTGTTTCAATGAAATTACCAGTTGATAATTCCTCTCTATCTTTATATTGTTCATTATACAGTCCATTCTTTGTGACTATTGTTTGTGTACTTGATGGGTAATTTGTTATATTTATAATTGCAGAAACACAAAATTCATCATCTGTATTAAAATTTAATTTATCATTGTGTACTGTTCTAATAAAACTATTATTCTCATCAAAATCAACCTCTGTCCCTAAACTTCCTGTTTTAAATGAGACATTATGAAATGTGCCATTTATTTTATTATCTGATTTATCATAAAATTGATTATTATCATATTGTACTCCATTTGTAATTACATGGCTAGTATGAATTGAACTATATGTAGCATCAATGTTTAAATAATTATTTTCTCCTGCATAATTAACAACTTCAATATCATGTAAAGTATCAAATAAATCATTCTGAATATCAGTATCAATTATATTACCATAATTATCATCTTCAAAATTATGCTCACCACTTAAACTAGATGATACATATAATGAAACACTTCCCTGTTTTACCTGTTCCATGAATTTAGATTGTGGTATTGAAAATATGGTTGCTTTATAATCTAAATATCTGTGTTGATTTGTATTTGATTGACCCAATTTTTCAAAGCTACGGATATTATATTCATAATAGAATAAGTTACTAATTGAATAATGATTTGCTACACTTTGAGATATAGTTGCATTTGGTTCAAATGAATTACTAAATAATGCATCATAAATTTCTATACCATCTGAATTTATATTACAAACACTAAATTGTTTATGTGCTTGGTAAGGTGTAATTTTTTTATTCTTTGGTTGTATTTTTTTAAAAACTGACATTAAAAATCTAATTTTATATTATAACTCATTTCAGTAAAAAAATCTTTGCGTTTCATTATCCCAGTCTTTGCAACTGCCAATAAATCAAAATTATCATTATATAACCCTATTGTTGTAGGATATGTAATAGGGTCAGTAATCATTTCTATATTTCTAAAATCACCAAGTGACCCACTAATAATAGAAGGATTAAACGTATAGTTAAATTCTGTATTTTTTACATGTACTGAATAATTTAATGAATGTAATTTTTGACTATTTCGTGCAAGAAAATTACTACCACTTTGCATTGCATTAAAAAAATGTAATGTATTGTCATTATTTGTATCAATTTCACTTGTAACGGATAAAACTCCATTATCATTTAATTTTGTTGCATCAAAAATTAAAATACCTAATAGTGGATATACAGTACCATAGTTAACTTGCTCATTATCAACTTCATATATCCCACCATTTAAACTGCCACTAACAATATTAAATGATATAATATCAGTCTGAACAACTGATGTATTATTAATTGAATCATCTATAAATACAAAATCAGTAGCTGTTGGAGATGTTAATGTTAATTCCCAATTATAAGTATCAAGTGATTGCTTTAATCTATTCCTGTTAAAATTAATAACAAAAATATCATCCAATGATTTTCCATCATTTAAAAATCTATCAATAGTTGTACTCGGTAATATATTATTATATTGTGAATAAATTACTTTTGATGGTGTTAAACTTGTTAAACTACTATCAACATCTATTTTTTCTGCACCTTTTCCGTAATAGTTACCATATGCAACACTACATTGAGTTAATTCAGTATCATCTAAATCTGGATTCCCTAAATAAACATCATAATAAAATTCAGTTTTGGTTTGTAGTGAGGAGGTAAAAAAAGTTGTTATGCTTCCTGATGTATTACTCCAACATGGATTAGTAAAATAAAAATTATTATTATGAATTGTATCATTTGAGAATTTCTTAAAAATTAAATTTCTAATTGTATTATCTTGACTTTGTGTTTCAATATCAGGAATTATATTGCTATTATCCTCATTCTCGATTAACCGAGTTAAATATGAATAATCAGTATTATCACTCGTTGACTGTACTTGTTTAAGTAAGCCAATTCCATGTATAATAACATCTGCACCGTATATATTCGCTAATCGAATAAATTTAGGACTATTTGTCTGACTTATTAGTTCAAACCCAGATTCCAATAATCGAGTTATATGTGAAATAACACCCGGATAGTCATTATCAAATGTTAATATTTGCTTATTAATTGTATCCATTAAATATCAATCTTAATACGAAATTGTGGTTCAGTTTCAAATGTTTTTAATACTGGATTTGATAATTTTGCAATTGCTAATAAATCATTTTCATCATTGTATAATCCAATACTGGTTATATAAACTGATGGTTGATTTATCATTTCATCAAATCTTAAATCTCCAACCGTATTATGTACAAATGTTGGATTATTACTAAAATTATAATCAATGTGATTTGCACGCACAAAATACATCTGTGATGTAATAGTTTGTTCATTCCTACTTTGAAATGATGACCCGCTATTAAATGCATTTAATAAATATTGTTGATTTAATTCATTTGTATCCTCACTTGGTTCTGAATATACAATATTTTCTGAATTTAATTTAGTTGCATCAAATATCATTAATCCATGTGCAGGATAAATAATACCATATTTGTCAGTACTATTTACGCCAGATGATATTGTTCCACTTACAATATCATAGCTTTTTCCCCCTTCTCTAAATGACCCACTATCAGTTAATGAATTGTCTATAAATGTTGTACCGTTTAAATTTAATTCCCAATTACCAACATCTAATTGTTGCTTGAATCTATTTCGTTGAAAATCAATTACAAATATTGAATCTACAGGCCCAGATATAACAAATTTAGTTGTTTCAGTTCCTAATAAGAAATTACGATACTGCGAGTAAATTGTTTTCGTTGGTGTTAAGCTTTTATCTGTATTGCTTGAATCTAAAACTGCTGCCCCTCTGCCATCATAATCACCATAACTAATTGTAAATTGTGGTTCTGAATTAGTTATTAACTGTGGATTTGTATTATATACATCAAAGTAATAATTTTCTTTTTTATGTATTGATGCTGTATAAAATGCAGTTAAAATTGAATTACCATAACTCCAATTAGTTTCAGTAACAGTAGTTTTAAGGTTCATTATCTTATCTGAATCTGAAAATTGTTCAAATATTTTTCCATTGCCAATAACCTGAATTGTACTATTAATATCAATTGGATTGGGGTTTACGCTTTGTGCCATATTGTTACCAGTCTAGTCTAATTCTAACATTTGATTCTTTTTGAAATGTTTTTTGAATTGCTTGTGATGATTTTGCAACTGCTAACAATTCATTTTGATTATTATATAATCCAATACTTGTAAAATATGTTGTTGGGTTATTTATCATTTCAGTATATCTAAAATCCCCAACACTTCCAGTTGTAAAGCTAGGATTATTACTAAAATTGTATTCAGCATTCTTAATTCTACAAAAATAATATGTTGATTTTAATTTTTGTTCATTTCTTGCTGAAAAACTCTCACCTGCTTTTATTGCATCAAAAAGTGATACCCAACTATCAGAAAGTACTATTTCAACTACCGACTCTAATAATAACCGTGATAATATTAAAATACCATGTTCAGGATACATTAATCCAATTGTAGTTGGATTTGTCACTCCACTTGATAACGTTCCACGCACTATATTATATACAGTTCCACCTTCAGTTTGTAATGTTTCTGTTTGTGTTAATGAATCATCAATTATAGTTCGTTCAAGAACTCCATCAGATAATAGTAATGACCAATTTCCTGCATCAATATTCTGTATTAATCTATTTCGCAAAAAATCAACTACATAAATACTATCATCTTCTACTCCACCAAATTCAAATTTATCTTTACTTGACCCTAATAATAAATTACGATATTGAGCATAAACAGCATGTGATGGTGTAAGTCCTGTATTACTACTACCAGAATCAATTATTGAACTACCACTACCATAGTAATTTCCATATGCAACATCAAACTGAATTAAGGCAGTGTCATCTACCAATGGGTCTGCATTATAAACTGACCCATAATAATCTGTCTTAGATTGAGTTGATGATGTGAAAAAAGTTGTAAGTTCACCGTCGTTTGTACTCCACATTGGATTAGTAACTGTACGAACTGAATCATTAATAATATCATTTGTAGCATCAAATGCTGTAAATATTTTCCCTGTTTCAGCACTTGTTCCTTCACCAGTATTAGTCCCCCCTCCAGTATTAGTCCCCCCTCCAGTATTAGTCCCCCCGCCAGGAACAGTTAATGGTAATGCATAAAATATACTTTGTGCATTACGAATTGCAAGTGCTGGAGTCGGTCCAAAATCTTGTGCACGTTGAAATGCTTGTGTATCTAATAATAGGGCATATGTTGGAATTAATGATGATTCATATTGTGAAATTTCAGTTGCGGTTGGATTATTATAATTTTTATTATTATCCCACCAAAAATTATTTGAGAGGTGAAGTAATTCAGCACCCCTATTTTCCGTCGCAATTCCCTGTAAAAAATTACGTACTTCTACTTTTGTCATAATTTATAATTGTAAAGGTGTACTACTTGCAATATTTTGCTGTTTAACTGTTAAATTTAATGTTTTGCGTCCACCAGTCTCATTACCAATTATAGTAATCTGAACTGTTATATCTCGTAATCGTTGCTCCTTTGCAACAATTTCAAATTTATGTGCAATTACTGTTACTGATTGTGATTCTGAATTAGTTGTTGTTGGACTTGTAGTTTGTAACCCTGTTACATTAACTTCTGAACCTGGAACTGGTCTAATTATAGCTGCATCTGAATCACTCAATACCGCAGTATAACCATATGTTGAATTTGCATTCGCATAGTTAATCGTTGTAGGTGTAATTACATAATTTTGATTAGATGATTGTAATGTTACAGATGTATTTCCAATGTCTAATACTGGCATCCTAGTCGTATTCTTTGGTAATGAAATTAATTTGTATTTCATCACTTGACTTGAATTTGGATTAGCTTCAAGTATTGGCATGTCTTCAATCAATGCCCCATAGTAATTTGAACCCTTGGAATTGTTAGGGTCAAAAAGTCGATAATCTATCTCATCATCTGCTAATGCGAATTGAGTGATACTAAATGAATTTGCTCCTTTGGATAATAATTCTTTTCCTTTGTCTGTTAAAATGGCATCAATTTCAATTACATCACTATTAAGGTATCCCATAATTTAATGTTTTTTAATTTTAAAATGTTTTTGTTTATAAATAGTTGCTGAAATATTTTTATTTGTCATGTTTTTTTATTATATAATCATAAATCAATACTAAAATAATATGAAACGAAGTCAACCATTGACAGTAATAGATAAGACAATATGTAAGATTTGCAATAAAACAGTAAAATCAATTGCATTACACATTAAAATACACAATATTTCACGCCAAGAATATTATGATAAATATTTAAAATTAGATGATAGTGAAAATACATGTGTAAATTGCGGAATAGAAGTTGATTTTCAAAAGCCGGGATATGATTACGGTTATAAAAATGCATGTTCAAGAAAATGCGGAACAAAACATGCTGCAACAATAAATAAAGAATCAATATCAAAAAAACGAGAAGCAACAAATCTCAAAAAATATGGAGTAAAATATGTATCTCAAAATGATGAAATAAAAAAGAAATTTACAGAAAAATTACAAAATAAAACAATAGAAGAAAGACATGAAATCACAAAAAAAACTAAGAAAACAAAATTAGAAAAATATGGTGATGAAAATTACACAAATGTAACAAAAGGTAAAGAAACTAAGTTAGAAAAATATGGTGATGAAAATTATAATAATAGAGAAAAAAGCAAGCAAACATGTAAATTAAATTATAATGTTGATAATCCATCCCAATCTGAAATTATAAAACAACGAAAAACAGATACATTGTTGCGTAACTATAATGTAACAAATCCATCTCACATTCCTACCCATATAGAAAAATCAAAAATCACAAATAGAAAAAACTATGGAGTTGATTGGGCACCTCAAAATATTGAATTGCAAAATCAAATAAAAAAATCACATTATAAACGGACATTTAATAAATTATTTAATATATCAGATGGAATATTAAAAGATAAATTTGAACCATTATTTACTGTTGATACATTCTTAGGTGTTCAAGATATTAATTATGATTTTAAATGTAAAACATGTAATACTGAATTTAGTGATGATTTAGATAATGGTGAATATCCGATTTGTCCTACATGTTATCCTAAAGGCTCACGTGCAGAAATAGAAATTGTTGATTTTTTACGAACATTGGACCCAAATATGAAAATTGTTAGAAATGACAGAAGTATAATTTCAAATGAATTAGATATATATTTACCTGATTATCAAATTGCAATTGAACATAATGGATTATATTGGCATTCAGAAAAAGCTGCAAATAAATCACCGATGTATCATGTTAATAAAACAAATGAATGCCTAGATAAAGGAATTCATCTTATACATATTTTTAGTAATTATTGGACTCGTGATACTGATATTGTTAAACATAGATTAAAACATATATTGCATTTTAGTGATAAAACTGTGTATGCTCGTAAAACGATAATCAAAGAAATCGAACCAAAAATAAAGAATGATTTTTTAAATAAATATCATTTACAGCATGAGGATAGAAGTTCAATAAAACTTGGTGCATTTTATAATGATGAATTAATTAGTGTTATGACATTTGCATTGCCTCGAATTGTTACTGGTGACCGTAAAAACAAAAATGAAACCAGATATGAATTGAGTAGATTTGCATCTAAATATAATACACCAGGAATGTTTAGTAAATTTATGAAATTTTTTAAAACAAATTATCAATATAATTCAATATATACATTTGCAAATCGAAGTTGGGGCGAAGGAAATGTATATTTAAAAAATGGGTTTACACTCGTGAATACATCAAAGCCAAGTTATTCATATACAAAAAATTATACAACATTAATTCATAGATTCAAATACAGAAAATCAGAATTGCCAAAATATTTTAAAACAATTCTTGCAACAGAAAAAGAAACTATGTTTGCAAATGGATTTGATAGAATATGGGACTGTGGTACTAATAGATATGACTTAACAAGTTAAAAACAAAAAGTCAAGTAAACTGGGCGGAATACTTGACTTTATTATATTAAAAACTACTATTTTAAGTATGTTTCTTTAAAATAAGCCCTAACATATATTGAACTGAAATTACTATTTGCATCTTTAAAATTATGTAAGGCAGATAATGCCTTATCTTTTGTTTTAAATTCTTTTGTCTTTTTATTTGTACTAAACATTGTCCCATTTGTTTTCAATACATATGGTGCCTTCAATAACAAATCCAATACACTCTACTTCCCAATTAGAACCGTTTGCTGCTTTGAATTTCTTTTTATCACCAACTTTTACCTTAGACCCAAAACCAAAATTTATATTATAGCTATAATAGTCTTTAATTGGATTTCCAAAATAATCATTTGATTCATTAATAATCTTTCTGATTACTTTCCGTAATTTGTTTTCTTGTAATTTAGTCCTTGTTTACTTATAAATAGTTTTTTAATTCTAAACCTAATCATGTTTAATCACCGCATAATTATCAGGTGTTTTATCAATCTGAATGAACTTTTCAGTTACGTCCCTCATTGCATCCAAATGACTAATAATTATAATAAAGTCAAAGAAGTTTGTAAGATATTCAAACAGGTTATCCATTTTAACTAAATTTTCACTATCAAGATTAGAAAATCCTTCATCAACTATCAGGAAGTTATAGCTTGGAAGATTACTAACTTTTGTTAGTGCAACCCGTACTGCTATTGATGACACGAATCGTTCCATTCCAGATGTTAAATCCAAATTCCAAGAATCAGTATTAAATCTATTTTTATATACGATATTAATATCAATATCTTTATCATCGAGCAGGAATTGTAAAGTAAATCCTGCATTTATTTCTACTAGAATGTTATTAACTTCATTTTGTAGTTTTGGTATAATTTGTCTTATTAATTCATATTGGAGTCCATCCTTATCAATTGCCTCAATATATTTCTCATATATAAATAATGAATCCTCATGGACTCTTACTTCACGCAATTGTCTAGTTATATCTGCAATGGTATATTCAAAATGAGTAATATTTGAATGTGTTTCTGTTAATTGTTTTTGTAATTTATTTAATTGTGTTGTAATATCTTTTTTTAATTTTAATTTATTATCAATATCAATTTGATATTTTACATTTAATTCAATTTGATTTTGTTGTTTTTTGTATGTTTCAATGTTTTTAGTTATTGTTTTGATTTTTGTATTTATGAATTCAATCTTTGTTTTAAATTTTTCAATATTGCTTTGATTAGTTTCATATGTATATTTTAATTTTTCCTTTGCTTTATTTGCTGTATTATAATCTTTGATTTCTTGAATTATACTATTTCCACTGTTTACAAGTAGGTGTAAATTGTTTACATGTATTGATTGACTAGTGTATAATAATTCAGTTTCTTTAAATATTGTTTTAGTTGCAATTGCATCTTTCACAAATACATTATTCATACAAAAATTACAGTTATTATCATATTCAACTACCTTAAGATTTTTTAATTTTTCTTCCTGTGTTGTTTTCTTATATTTTAGTGAAGTTAAAATTGTATTATTCTTATTAAATTCAACCTTTGCTGTATCTAGTTTTTTCTTTTTAATTTTTAACTGATTTACATCAAACTGGTGTAGCTTATTACTGATTATCTTTGCATCGGATGTATGCTTTAATACATTACTGTTTGCGGTTTTAAGGGTTAATGTTGTATTTGATAAATCAATATTAAGTTTTTTTAATTCTGAATTAAGTTTAGTAATATTAAATGATTTAATGTTAGTATCAATTTTACTTTTTATTGTACTAATATCAGAAATAAGATTTTCTTTATTATCATTTAATGTTTTAATATTTTGCTGAGTAGTTTCATATAGTGTTGTATTTGATTTTAATTCTCGACCAAATTCAGTTAATTCTGTATTCAGATTTTTATTCTTAAAATCTTTTAATACTGTTTGTTCGTGTTTTATTTCTGAATATGCTAACTTATTAAGATGTTCAAATATATCAATTCCAAGGAAACTACTTAATAACTGTTTTCTATCTGTTTGGGACTCACTTATTAACCCATCATTATTATTCTGTAAGCTAAAACTAGTCATAATTAGATGCTTAAACTCACCTAAGTATGTTCTAATAATATTAATTGTTTCTCTCCGTTGTTCTCCATTTAAACTCACCTTTTCATTCTTATCATCAATATAATAAAAATCAACATTTACCTTTACTGCATTTTTATTATTGATTTGAATTTTAGTACCTGATTTTTCAATGAAAAAAATCTTATCATTTATTGATAATTTTAATTTACCATAAAACCAGTCCTTATCAATATTTAACAAATCAAGTGCCTTTTTAGTCCTAGTTGTTTTATCTTGTAACATAAACAACAAAATAAATAAGAAAGATGTTTTGCCAGATGCATTTCTATTAAACAATCCAATTAGACCAGTTAATGAATCAAAATTAATATAATTATTTTCACCAAAGTTAAATAAGTTACTAAACCACATTTCTTTAATTTTAATTTTATTAGCTTTTAATGTTGTAGTTTGTTTGCGGTCTAATTCATTGTTAAGCCATTCATTTTGAACAATGATTTTATTGATAAAGTCAGTAGTGAAAAAATCTTCCTTCTCATATTTATTCTTTAAGTAGTCAATAATCAGTGAGTTCTGGTAATTAACATCTGTTAAATCTTCAATTTTATCAAATTGTAAATTACCATCAAATTCAACATTATTATCTGAATCTATTAATGTATAATCCTTAAATTTATATTTTGTTTGTAATTCAGCTACAATTTCCTTTATTCTAGTCAATTTTGTAGATTGACTAAGTATTCTTACTTTTGGTAATTCTGGAATTGTAAAATTAGGAATTACCAAATCACTGTCCATTATTTCAAACGTACAAAATCCTTGCTTATTTTTAATATTAATATATTTATGTTTTTTTGTTTCAATATCCCATTTAACAACCCCATGATACCGTAAGTCCTCAGAATAATTTTGCTGAATTAATGATGATGCATATAACATTTTTGGATGAGATAAAACTAATTCATTATTTATTATCCTATATCCAGCTTCAAAATAATCGTTTAGTTCGTTTTTATCTATTGGTATTGTAAATGTTGATATATCATAATCTTGTAGAATTTGATATTGGTGGATATCACCTAGCATTGCAATGTCTAATCCATCAAATAATGTATTATTAATTCTAGTTTCTTTAATTTTAATGCCATTCTGTAATATGCTATTATTGACCGCACCATGATATAATCCAATTCTAATTTGAGCTGAATTTGTAAAGTCTATATTTTCAAATGGATTTTCGTCAAATACAGAAAATACAATAAAGTCAATATTATTAATATGATATATTCCAGTATCTCTTAGATAATATAAATTTTGATGATTTAATGAATCAACCAAAGGCTTTATTGAATCTAACCTGTCTAAATTATTAACATTACAATCATGATTTCCAGCAATAACAATTGTTGGACAAATATCACTTAGACTTTTAAGAAATTCAATTGCTAGTTGAACAGCTTCCGGACTTAAATCTAACTTTGCATGTAATAAATCCCCAGCAACATAAATAATACTATTGTCAGTATCTTTTTTTATCTCCGTGTATAAGTTATCAAATACTGCTTTATATTCTTTGTGGCGATATAATAATCGAATGTGAATATCACTAACATGATAAATTGTTTTAATTTTATTAATACTTGGTAATGTTATTGTTTGTTCAATCATATGTTATATTTAAAAATTAAAAAGTTTTACTTGTTGTTTTGTTATTGGAATTACAGTTTCATTTATTCGTTTTTTAGCAATATCAAAATAAGTTTTATCCAATTCAATTCCAATAAAATTTCTGTTATTTAATTTACATGCAACTCCAGTTGTTCCACTACCCATAGTGAAATCCAACACTAATTCAGTTTCATTAGTATATGTTTTAATAAGATATAAAATAACTGGTTTTTGAGTTGGATGTGGTACTTTTTCATTTGGTGAATTGACTCTGGATATTTCTATAATATTTGTAGGCATTGCTTTATTATCTAGTAATGTTCTATAATTAATATCGTTTTTAAATTTACCATAACTATCCGTAAGTACATTACCGCTGAGTGACCTACCTCCTTTTCTTATCTTTTTTTTATCTTTGTTTACTATTTGTGGATTATATTTACTTTGATTTTTATAAAATACACTAATATTTTCTGTTTTTCTTAATGGTTGTTTCCATGCATTTAAAAATCCAACTGCCTGTTTTTTATTCCAAATCCAATCATATTTGTAATTATCAATATTTGATAATCTTAGATGTGAACTAAATGGTTCACTTCCAAATAAAACAATAGCACCTGTTGGCTTTATTAATTGATTTAATCTATCCCACATCAAATCAAATGGGATTATAGTATCCCAACTACAAGCTGTGGTACCATATGGAGGGTCAGTAATTATAGCATCAACTTTAATCCCAATAGAAATTAAATAATCCATAATTTTAAGTGCATCTCCGCTATAAAGTTCAATCATATATTATAATTTAATTTGAATTTCATTAAGTCAGTTTGTGTAAATTTCCTACTATTATTTATCAATTTAAACATATTTTTAAATCCAATATCACTTGGGTCTTTATTTTCTGGTAATTCTATTAAATGAATATTAGATTTAACTGAATTATACTTCAACTTATTTATTAATCCAACTGCCTGTTTTATTGCATCATTATCTAGTATGATATAAATATTAGGAGGTTGGGTTTTTATTAATTTTTGCATTAATGATTTACCGATTGTTTTACCAAACAATGGAATAGTATTATAATGCATTGCAATTGCATCTAATGCTCCTTCAGCGATATACACATCTAAATTAAAATTGATTAAATTTTCAAATGGGATAATATCATCTTTAGATATTGGTGGAGTTAAATATGCAAGCTTTGATTTATTTGGTAATACTCTACCAACATAATAATTTAATTCATTTTTTGAATTGAAACTTGGAAATATTATACGATTTTTAAATTTACCTTTTTCACAATACCCAATTTTATACCGCTTAACATCTATTGGGGTTAAGTTTCTCTTTATTAAATATTGTAATACTGATTTATATGTATTGGTTTTATTCTTTATTGGGTAATATAATGGAATAAAATTTTCTGGTAATTGTAATCCAGTTTCAATTGTTTTTATTTCTTTGGATTGTGGTATATACTTTATATCTGATAAATCATGTACTGAATGTAATACATTTTGATGAGTATTTAATTTTTTTAACAGACTATATACTGACCTACCTTTTTCATTACATACCCAGCAGTGCCAGATTTCATTATTAGTATCAATTTCTAATTTCTTTTTTTTATGATGACAAAACGGACAATAGAACTTAACATTTGTCTTTGATGTTTTTGTTCCTGAACCAAGTTCCTGCTCCAATATATGGTATAATTCATGTTTCATAATTAGATTATATAGTAAAAAAAATAGTAATTTCAAAACATTTTTTCATAACAATTAGTTAACATATAGTTAACAAACAGATAATATGATAAAGTTGTAAATTTCAAATAATATCATAATAATAATATAATAATTTACAATATTAATACTTTATATTAACTTTTGATTTAATTAAAACTATTTATTAATGATTATTTATTTAATATTTAAACTATTATATATGATTGATTTTATAATTATTATTATTTTAATTATTGCATTAATATTATTTACTCTATTATTTGATTTTAGAATTAGAGTTAATAAGAAAGAACAAAAAATTAGAACTAAACATAATACTTTAGAACATGATACTTTAACATCTGCAATTAAAACATTAATTACAAAATTTGATATATTATTAGAAAGTAATATACAAATGAAAGATAAATTACATGAAACACAGTTTATTTTTCAAGTTGAAATCGTTAATAATACAAAATTACGAGAAAAATTAATTCAGGCATGTGATAGTATTAATTTTAATAATAATAAGGAAAAAGATAATGCAAAATTTATTGGAATAGTTAATGAACTCATTGTTATCATTGCCGATACTTATAAAAAATTAAGACTTAACGGGGCAAATCGAATTGTTTATGAACAAATTGAAGATATTAACAATTCAGTAAAAAATATTTTACTTAAACATGATTTTTCAATACTTAATGTATCAAAGTTAATAACTATATCAGAAAGAATATTGGGGGATTTTAATTCAGAAAAAAAATCTAAAGATAATTCAGTTTTAATTGCAAAAAAATTCAGAGTATTTTTGAAAGAATTATATCACATTTTTATAACAATGAATAATAACTTAATTGATGAGGAATCAATGCGCAATATAGTTAAATATATATCATCAAACAAAATTCCTAATGTATTCTTAGAATTAAATAAATTAGATATTGATAACTATAATTCTAACCAACTAACATTACTAGAATCCCAATTTAATAGTATAAATGATTTAATTATCACAAATCAGATTAATAAAGGTCAAGAAAACTTAATGATAAATAATTTAAAAAAACAAATATTAAGTTTTCTTGACCTTCTATAATCAACCCACACTTACTTACATTAAAATAAGATATTTATTTGTATTTTTTATTAATAAAATTTGGTAGTTAATAAATTTTATATTATCTTTGCATAAATTAATATTTAAAATAAAAACATATGAAAGTAAAACAAGTAAGACATGGTGTATTTGAAACTAATAGTTCAAGTACCCACTCATTAACAATGTGTTCTGCGGAAGACTTCAAAAAATTTGAAGACGGCGAATTAATGTGGGACAGTTACAACGATGCATTAGTAAAACAATCAGACGATGCGGATAATGAAGATTTTCAGACATATGAACAATTTTTTGAAGATGATTATTTAGAATCATTTGAGGAGTCATATACAACTAAATCAGGTGATGAAATTGTAGCATTTGGGAAATATGGCAGAGATGGTTAACTAAATTGTAATCAAAGTTAAGGATTAATATACTTAACTTTGATTTTTATAACTGTAATTTAATAATCAAAAATAAATGTAAAATGAGTGATATTTTAGTTAAGTATAAAAATGGAAATACTGATGTTACTATTTTAAAAGATGGTACAAAAATAAGAGAATTTGAAGATTTCCCACAAATAGAACATCCTGAATCACTGGATGTGAAAATTACAAATTACTGTGATTTAGGTTGCAGTTATTGTCATGAAAATTCAACAACAAACGGCAAACATGCTGATTTAGATATGCTATTTAAAACAATAACATACTTACCAGCAGGTGTTGAATTAGCTATTGGTGGGGGAAATCCATTATCACATCCTAATTTATTATCATTTTTAAATCAAGCAAAAGATAAAGGTTGGATTTGTAATATGACAGTAAATCAATCGCATTTATTACCATATAACAAGTTAATTAACAATTTAATTGATTCTGAGCTTATTACTGGATTGGGAATTTCAATTATAAATACAAATTTTGATATTATTTCAGAATTAATGCAAAAAACAAATAATATTGTTTTTCATGTAATTTCTGGGGTTAATAATGTAAAAGTTATATCTGAATTAATAAAATTAGGTAATTACTGTAAAGTATTAATTTTAGGATATAAAACATTTGGTAGAGGTATAAAATACAAATCCAAGGCAGTTGAAATGAATATGAAGCAATGGAGTATGTTTTTGCCAAACTATTTTAATAAATGTACATTATCATTTGATAACTTAGCAATTGAACAACTAAAATTAAAAAGATTTTTTTCTGATAAAGCTTGGAGCACATTTTATATGGGTGATGATTTTACATTTACAATGTATATTGATGCTGTTAAGCAAGAATTTGCACCAACAAGTAGAAGTGGCAAAAATAGAAGCAAATTCAGCGAAACAACATTATTTAATTATTTTAAAAATAGAGATTCATCAAAAGTTTAATATTATTTTTTGTAAATCAATTTATTATTCATATATTTGCACAATGAAAATAGCAGAATATAAACTTCAACTTAATCAACTTTCTGACCAATTTAATATTCAAAAACGAAACCTTGATATTCAGTTTGTAAAAGCGAATAACAAATGTAAGTTAGGTGAAACAATATCTGATATTAATAATACTATTAAAATAAGCAAAATGACTTTAGGATTTATTGATACAACACCAGTAATGATTTATCATAATAAGCAAGGTATTAAAATAATTCAAGTAAATATAATATAATATGAAATTGATATTATTAATAATTATAGTAATAATTAATTTATCATTTACTATAATACAACCGACTGGGGTTGTAAGATTTTATAATGAGGATAAGGGATTTGGGTATATTATTGATAATGAAACTGGTGATGATTTATTTGTTTATGAAGGAGGATTAATTGATGAAATATATGGAGAATGTGATTCTCTTAAAAATCCACTAAAAGATAATGATAATGTAAAATATAATGTTAGAAATACTAGAAAAGGACTCGAAGCATATAATGTAAGATTAAGATAAATATTAAAAAATTATGATTAAAAAACACGAACTAAATGATTTAAAAAATCAATTAATTGATTTTTTAGAACCAATTTCAGATACATTTGATATTGTACTACATGACCTCGGCTCAATTCGACAAATGAGACAATCATTACAATATAATACAATTAAATCTAAGGACGAAACAAAGGATTTAGACGTATTAATTGTTAGTAAAAGCAATGTATTAACAAATGAATTAGATGTCCTTAAAACGCATTTAAACGATGCTGTCATTGATTATAATGTCCACTTTGGCAATGTAGTCACATTTTATTTCATATTCAATGATAATCCAGTTCATATTGATTTGATGATTGCAGCAAAAAATATATATGTTACTAATTATCTCACCACATTGCGTTTTTATTCAAATGAAAAATTTGATAAAAATAATCATGAAAATTTTAAAGGATTACATCGAACTGAATTGATTAGAAGTTTTCTAAAGTCGCATGGGTTCATCTTAGGTGATACCTCATTAAAGCGATATATTTTAAAAGACGAGTTTAAGACATTAAAGTTAGACATATTGCGAGATGTATTAACTAAAAAAGCAAATAGAGCAAAAAAACAAGAAACAACCCGTACATATGAATACTTAAAATCATTTACTATCACGGATTGGTTTAACTTTTTAAATAACAGAATTGAAAAAGATAATGATGATTGGTATTTAACAAATAGATATAATTTATTTGGTATTACTGATTATAAATTAAATAAACTTATTGTTGAATTGTTATTTGATAGGAAAACATTTGACAATCATGCTTGGAATTATACTCTCAAAAAATATATTAATCTTGAATTTAATTTTAATGATAATTTTGATACATTTGAAACAACATTAAAATCATTGCAGTATGTTGTAAATCCTGAAAATTTACAATTCATTTTAAGTGATTATATTGCTGAATTACAACGGAAAAATGTAGATTATTATTTTACCTCTGTATTTGAATTAATACATGAGTTATATCCTTTCATTGAAATTCCAGAACCAATACTATTTTAATTATATTAATAAAAACAACAATATGGCTAGAATTTTCATAATTTCAGATTTACATTTAAGTCATAAAAATGAAGCAATAAGACGTGGATTTAAAACAGTTGAAGCCCACGACAATTATATTATATCCAGTTGGAATAGTGTTGTAAATAAAAAAGATATTGTTTGGATACTGGGCGATATAACAATGGAAAAATCAAGTCCATATTATTTACTAGATAAATTGAATGGAACTAAGAAAGTTGTACTTGGCAATCATGATAAGCCACAACATGTAACTGAACTATTGAAATATGTAACGCAAGTAGGTGGGGTAGTCATGTATAAAGGATTATTATTAACTCATTTCCCAATACATGAAAGTGAATTAAAACGATGTCATAAAAATATACATGGTCATTTGCACAAACGAATACTTGAAAATAAAAAATATGCAAATGTTTCATGTGAAATTGTAAATTATATTCCACAGTTAATAACAAAATACATGGATTATGGAAATTAAAAGAATGAAATCAATTATTCATTTAGATGAAATGAAGCCAGTTGACTTTATATCATTTTTGAATGAATATATAATAGGTACAAATGTAAGTATAAGTGAAAAGGTTGATGGACAAAATATAAGTTTTGGTAGTTTCGATGGTAAGTTTTTTACAAAATCAAAAAACTCAAATCCTGTTTATGATTCTGATTTCTATTCCAATAATGAACACATGTTTGGATTTAAACAAGTACATGATTTATGCCACAATTATATTACTCATGAGGACGATTTTCAATTGTTTTTTGAATTATTTGCAAATTCTACTCCAAACTCAATTAATTATGATTTAATAACTACATTTCCTACATTAGTATTATTAAGTGATGTATCTATTGATATTAGGACATCACTTAATATATTACCAGTAACTGTAATTGATAAACAGCAAATAGAATATAAAATAATTGAGTTTAATAGATTAGATGAATATATTAAACTTTACAATAATCACAAGTCAAATTTCAGAAAGCGAAACAATAACATTAAAAAGATTAAATCACGATTAATTAATATTCAGAATGATATAAAGTTACAATTTTTAACTACATTATCCCCAAAAATATCATATTTATCAACCATAGTAAGTCCAGAAGGATTAATAATTGAAACTGACAATTACAGTGTGAAATTAGTTGATAAAAATAAGTTTACTGAAATTAATAAAGAAAATCACGCAACATCATCAAAATTAAAACAATTACGAAAAAAATTTAATCGTGAAATTATTACAGAAATATTTTATGATGCTGATATATTACTTGATAAAAAAAAGCGACTACAAATTATTGCTGAATATGCATTAATAAATCCAAATAAATCATTTTTAAATATTATATTTTCTGATATTACTAAAGAGCATGGAACATTAGAATTTTATAATAGTGTGGCATATTTAGTAGCTCAAATTCAATACAAATATCTCAAATTATTACAACAAATAAATAATGAATGGTGTAATTTAGATAAAACAAATATAAGTAATATAATTCAATTATCAACAACAAATTATATTACAACACTTACAGATATATTTACAAATCAAATTAACAATTATAACGAATTACTAATTAAAATTAACATAAATGACGCATAATGAATTAGTAGAAAGTGATTATGTATTAACACCAGAATGGTGTGCAAAAGACATGATTAAATTTTTTAACCCAGTTGGTAAAATTCTTGACCCATGTCGGGGGTTAAATAAAGTATTTTATAATAATTTACCAACTGCAGATTATTGTGAAATACAAGAAAATAAAAATTTTTTTGAATATAATAATAAAATAGATTGGATTATTAGTAATCCACCATATTCAATTTTTAAAGATTGGATGATACATAGTTATAAAATTGCAGACAATATTGTTTATTTGTTACCAATCTTTAAAACATTTAATGCACTCGGATTGATTCGATTATATAAAAAACACGGTTGGATTAAACACATTCGTGTATATGATTCAGGTCATTCAATTGAATCAGGAATTCCATGGGCTAGAAGCAGACCTATTGTTGCTGTATATTTTAAAAAAGGATATACTGGTGATACTACTTGGAGTTTTTACAATAAATTAGAAACAATTAATTAAAATTAACATAAATGACTAAAGAAAAAAAAGAATTATTTTTAAAATACAAAAATGGAGTATTAGCCCAATATTCAACAGCAAAAACATTTTATTGTAATGTATTTAATGGATTCTATGTTTCAGATGAAAATGGATTACAGCTTATTCCATCGGAATTAACAATAGATAATAAAAAAACAATATTTGATGCTTGGAAATTTGCATATAAAAATATGAAATTTATTGAAAAATATGATGAAATTAATCGTAATACAATTATTAGAAATACTCGAAATTTTAATAATAATTCCAAAGCAAAATCAAAACTGCAATTATTAAAATCACAACATTAATTTGCATAATCCAGATTTTTTTATTATAATATAACAATGACAACGTTATACAATATAAATTTTAATGATATTGATGATTTTCAAACACTCGAAAATTTAATCGAATTAAGTGAACATGAAATATTGAATAGAAATATTGAATATTTTTGGTCAATATTACCAATAAAAATGAAAAAATCATTATTTGGTAATAGTATTAATGCGTTATACGATACCACATCAATATTAACTGATAATGAATATGCAATAATGCATAATTTATTTTCTAATGGGTTATTTGCTGATTTAGAAGATTTTTTTATCAATAAATACAACAAAGAACAACAGATTAATAATCCTACGGATAATTTTGTTGATTTTATATCAAAAGTTAAATATTCAACTGATATATTAGTCGTGTTATCATTTGATAACTATATTTTTGTAGGGTCTAAAAGTAAGCGAATAATAAAAAAACATATTAGCTATTTAAACAGAACTAATACATTAACAGTAGTTGATAAATTTAAAATTAAAACAGGATTTTTGCAATTTTCAACAATATATATATTAAAAAAACATGAAAAATAAATTTTTAGATACAATCCAAGATAAATTATTATTAGCTATTTTGTTATTATTAATTTTAAGTACTTTCAGAACATGTTCAACAAATTCAGATTTAGAATTAGTACTTAAAACAAATAAAAAACAGTCAGAACAAATAACTCAATTACAAACTGAAATTGAATTAAAAGCGGATTCTGAATATTTAGATTTACAATTAGAAAAAACCACAATTCAAATATCAAATCATATTTTATATAATTGGAATGCTGTTATTAGAACAAAAGAAAGACCAGATGATATTATGAATGAATATATTAAACAATTAAAAATAATTAACATCAAATTAAAAGAATATGAAAAAAATAAACAAAATAGATAAATTCTTTATTGCTACATTTAGTATATTATATGTATGGGTATCAGTTGCAAGTTTTTTCCACCTTGTTAGTTTTTTTCAATTAACAAATCCGTCTATCATATTAGCTTATTTTGCTGCAATTGGATTTGAAATTGGTGCGGCGGCATCCTTATCTGCAATTGCCCTAGGAAGTAGAATGAATCCCCATACAATATAGGGATTCATTCATACTAATAACAACTATACAAATGTTAGGTAATATGTTTTTTGCATATACAAATGCACATGAGGATTATAAATTTCTGATGGAATTATTATCATTATATACTGAAGATGAAATATACCAAAAGCGAATATTATCAATAATACAAGGTGCAACATTGCCAGTTATTGCATTGGGATTTATAAAGGCATTAAATGACTATGTTAAAAATATTTTAAATCCAAATACAGAAATAGAAATAAAAAATAACAATACAAGTGAAAATGATAAATTAAATGAAGAATTAAATGAAATTCAACATAATTTTGAACCAACATTTTTAAATGATGCAAGAAAATTAACAACTAAAACAATAACCAAACAACCAGATAATATTGAAACAAAGATTCAACCAGAAATAGTTAAAATTAAAACTCCAGATGTTAAAGTTAAAAAACGAGGAAGACCAAGAAAAGTAACAAAAAAAACAAGCAAAAAGAAAGAAACAGATAAAATAAGAAATAAGCGATTTATTGATAGAACTAATTTAGATAATATATTATCTGGTACTGATTTATCATCATTTAAAAAATAAAAATAAATGAGAATTATAAAATTTGAAAAGTTAAAACCAGCAGTACACAATGTAGTTACATCTGATGAATTAACAACATGCATTAAAAAAATGAATGAATTACTGTTAGATAGTCATTCATTTATAACATCAAATATGATTGGATATAACAATTTAAGAATTATTTTACTTAAAATTGATAGACCAACTATACTAGTAAATCCAAAAATTACTCATTATGGGAAATTCACAACCACAAATTTCCCAGATACATGTTTAATGTATCCGAATGAATTAATTAAAACAACTCGCAATACTAGAATTATTGTTACTGCTGATAATCATGAAAATCCAATTATATTTGGAATTGATAAAGTAATAGAAAATACAGATGTAAATAAAATGTTAGAATCTGGATATATTCAACATGCAATTGATGTTTTGCATGGCAAATCTATGTTCTATCATCAAACTACAATATTAGAAAAAAACATTAAAAAAAATCAATTTATTGAAGTAGAAAAAGATAATATTGTTAAAAAAATAAAAGGACAATTCTTATATCGAGAATTAAGTTTAGGATATAAATTAAAACAATAAGTTAAAAATGAAAAAATACATAAATATAAAATTATCAGCGGAGGAATTAGTAGAAAATTTTAAAAAACTTCGCAAATTAATATCAATATTTTCAATTGAACGACAAGAATTATTAAACAAATTCATGGATGATTTTGAAGAAAAGTTTTTAATTTGTCCTGCTGCATCACGAACACACCACCATGGTGCTTTTCCTGGAGGATTAGTAGTACACACTTTAAATGTATGTAAAAATTTTCATATCTTATATGATATGCGAAAAAATCAAGGTGAAAACATGAATGGATATACACTTGAAAGTGGATTATTTTGTGCATTAGTTCATGATTTTGGTAAACTTGGCACATTAGAGCATGATTATTATGTTCCAAGTACAAGTGATTGGCATATGAAAAATCAAGGCAAAATATATGACTTAAATCCTGCAATTGACTTTATGCCGCATGAGCATCGTTCTATTTATCTATTACAAAAATATGGAATTAAATTAACTCAAATTGAATGGACTTCAATTATAACTCACGCTGGAATGTTTGATGAGGCAAATAAGAGATATTGGATGCCATACCAACAGGCTGATATATTTAAAACAAACTTACCGTATATATTACATGATGCTGATATGTTATCATACAGGCAAGAATTAGATAGTGAAAAAATTATTAATCCAAATAAAATTGAAACAATATGATTGCAACAATAATAATATTATCTATTTTTGTATTTATTTTACTTGGATTATTATATATGTATATTACTAGATATAATATAGTAAAAATAGATTATGATGAACTAGAACCAAAATTCAAATACATTTCAAGTCGAATTACGTTTATAGGTAACAAATTAAAGGTTATTGATGCTAGTGGTCATTTTGAATCAGATGATGAAGTTGGATTTTTCTTTACTGAATTAAAAGCATTACAATTAATGTTAGCTGAATATAATGCCTTTTTTTATCAAATAGGCGATGAAAATTTAGTCAAACAAATGACAAAAATAAAACAACAATTAAATGAATTAGAAAATAATAGTTCTAATTCAGAATTTTAATATTTATATATGGCAAATTATTTTACACTGGATACTCAAAATGCAATTATTGCATATAATAAAGAAACAAATCCAACAATAAAGAATAAAATTTTTAAAGATGGTATCCAATCTGCATTTTATAAATTAACAGAATTTCAAGTTAATAAATATCAGGCATATCGAATTGCAGAAGGATTTGAATCAGCACAGCATTTAGTAATAAATCATTTGTTAAAAAACATTCATAAATATGATGTTAATATTGCGAAGGCATTTTCATTCTTTACATTCATAACAAATACATTCATATGGAATGAACTTAAAAAAGCACAGAAAAAAACAGTAATTCATACTGAATTAACAACTATTAAAGATTTTACCCAAAATGATGATGAATATGAAGACCACAAAAGACGTGAACTATTCACACAAATAGTAGAATACTTTGATGAAAATTTATATAACTTGTTTGATAATAAACAAGAAATTCTAGTAGTTGAAGCATGGTTAGTATTACTAATGCGGTATCAAAACTTAGAAATTTTCAATAAAAAAGCATTATACTTACAGGTGCGGGAATTATGTAGATTAGAAAAATCAACAATTGTAACCAAAGTTGTATTCAAAATGAAAACTATTTTTAAGCACTTATTAGAAAAATCAAAAAAAGAAGGATACTTTGATATGACATATATTCCAGATGTTAATAAATTAATTAAAATCAAAAAATAATAATATGTACAAAATAACAGATACAATTGAAGTAGGATATGCAGGAGTAAATAGTAAAGGTGCAACAGTTGAAATTACCTTTGAATTTTTAGATTATGATACATCATTGCGAAGTAAATCAAAAAAATTAATTGATAACTTAGACCACAGTCTTATTACTGATAATTTAAAAATGATAGAATTATCTGAAAGATATTTCTTGCTGAATGAATTAACAAATATATTTAATGATATAAATATAATATTACATTATCTTATTCAACAATCTAAATTAAATGTATTACAGACATTTATCAAAATAAATGATGAGGAAGTTTGTGCAATTGACTATTCTAATAATTCAGTTATTAAAATGAATACAACATGATTGAACTTTATAACGGAGATGCACTTAAAATTATGGATTATTTAATTTCTAAAGGAATTAAATTTGATGCTGTAATTACTGACCCCCCATATGGTACAACAGCTTGTAATTGGGATACTATAATCCCATTTGATTTGATGTGGGATAGATTAAATCAATTAATAAAACAAACCGGTGCTATTGTTTTATTTGGGAGTGAACCTTTTAGCTCACATCTAAGATTATCAAATATTGATAATTATAAATATGATTGGGTTTGGCAAAAAACCCAATCAAGTAATTTCGTCCATGCAAAGAATATGCCTATCAAATATACTGAAAATATATTAATATTTTCAACTGCTCCAATTGGACACAAAATCCAATTAGGAAATAAAAGAATGAAATATAATCCGCAGGGACTAATTAAAGTTAATAAAAAGTGGTCCAGACCATGTAAATATGAAAATGGCCACCAACTGACACGCAAATCACATAAATTAAATAGAATAATTGAATTTGAAAATTACCCAAAAAATATAATTAAATTTACAAATTCATCAACTACTGAAAACGGATTACATCCAACTCAAAAACCAGTTACTTTAATGGAATATCTTATTAAAACATATACTAATGAAACTGAATTAGTGTTGGATTTCACTATGGGTAGTGGAACAACTGGAGTTGCATGTAAATTAAATAACAGAAATTTTAT